CTAATTCATTTAATAATATCAGAATACATTGGAGTGTACACCCTGAAAGAGGACAAGATTGGAGAGATGAGCAAGAGGTTCTATTAGGACCAAAAGGAGCAGCTCAGGAATGTGATTGTGATTTTGTATCTTCTGGAGATAGTGTAATCGAACCACAACTTCTACAATTTTATAAAGAAACTTATGTACAAGACCCAGTTGAAAAAGGTGGATTTGATGGAAACCTTTGGAGATGGGAATATCCAAACTACAATAAAACTTATATAGTATCAGCTGACGTTTCTAGGGGAGATTCTTCGGATTACTCTACCGCTCACGTTATAGATGTTGAGGCATCTTCACAAGTAGCAGAATATAGAGGTAAGTTAGATACAAAGGATTTTGGAAATTTCTTAGTATCATTAGCAACTGAATATAACAACGCACTATTAGTAATTGAAAACGCAAATATTGGTTGGGCAGCTATTCAACAAGTATTAGATAGAGGATATACTAACTTATATTACACATCTAGAGATTTAAAATATGTGGATGTTGATAATCAATTATCAAACAAATATCGTTCTGAGGATAAAAGTATGGTAGCTGGATTTTCAACTACATCAAGAACCCGACCTTTGATTATTTCAAAGTTGGAGGAGTATGTGAGAGAAAAATCCATTATAATTCGTTCAGTAAGAACGATAGATGAACTATTTACATTCATTTGGAACAATGGTAGAGCTGAGGCAATGAGGGGTTATAATGATGACCTTACGATGGCATTAGCCATATCACTTTGGGTAAGGGATACATCACTTAGATTAAGACAAGAGGGTATTGATTTAACAAAGCAAGCTATTAACAGTATAACATCATATACTTATAGTGGTGTGTATGGTGGTAATGATATGGACAATAATCCTTGGCAAATGAATGTTGGTGATGGGAGTATTGAAGATTTAAGTAAATGGTTATAAAATTATGTAAAGTTATATAAAATGATATTTATATAGTATTAGATAATATTTAGTCAAAAATATGGAAAATTATACTTTAGGACTTTACAATGAAATCAGAGGCATTTTCGAAGAAGATGTTACTGAATACTATGTTGAGAACTATGATGATTTGAAAGAATTTATAGAATTCTTAAAAAATATAAAGGAAGAAGTTAACGAAGCCGAGTATCAGGGAAGAGATGTAAAACTCAATAAACCAATGAGAGGTGATGTTAAAAAATTCAAAGTATATGTTAAAAATCCAAAAGGGAATGTTGTAAAAGTAAATTTTGGGCATGGTGGAACATCAGCAAAATCAGCAGGTGAAGAAACTATGAGAATTAAAAAATCAGACCCAGAACGAAGAGCATCATTTAGAGCAAGACACAATTGTGATACCCCTGGTCCAAAAACAGGAGCAAGGTATTGGAGTTGTAAAGCTTGGTAAATTAATAAAGGTTATAAAAACAAAAACAAAAATGGCAGAACAACAACAAAGTACGTTTTTTCAAAGATTAACAAAACTCTTTTCTACTCAAGCCGTAGTCAAAATTGACAAGGATGGGAAGAGAAAGGTAGTTGATGTTGATGACAGACAGCAAGGCAGTACTAATTTAATGAACCTTAGAGATAGGTACACTAAATTACAAAGAGGATTTGCTGGTGACCAAATGGCTGCACAGTCAATGGCATACCATCAAGTTCGTAGAGAATTATTTAGAGATTATGATGCTATGGATAATGACCCGATTATATCATCGGCATTAGATATATACTCAGATGAATCTACATTAAAGAATGAATTCGGAGATGTAATTCAGATAAAAACTCAGAATGAAAAAGTAAAAGCATTATTAGAAAATCTTTTCTATGATGTTTTAAATATTGAATTTAACTTATGGGCATGGACTCGTAATATGGTTAAGTATGGTGATTTTTTCCTTTCGGTGGAGATACAACCAGGTAATGGTATTATTAATGTACAACCACTTCCAGTTTATGAAACTGAAAGATTGGAAAATACTGACCCAAATAATCCAAACTATGTTAAGTTCAAAGTTAACCATGACCCAATTGGGAAAGGTGAATATGAGAACTATGAAGTAGTACACTTCAGATTATTATCAGATACCAACTTCTTACCATATGGTAAAGCAATGATTGAAAATGGTAGAAGAATTTGGAAACAAGTTTCTCTTATGGAAGATGCTATGTTGATTCATAGAATTATGAGAGCGCCGGATAAGAGAGTTTTCAAAATTGATATTGGTAATATCCCACCAAACGAAGTGGATAACTACATGCAAAAGATTATCAACAAAATGAAGAAAGTTCCTTTTGTTGACAAAAATAGTGGTGATTATAACTTAAAGTATAACATCCAAAACCTTACTGAAGATTTCTTCTTACCTGTTAGGGGTGGTGATAGTGGTACTCAAATTGATTCATTGGGTGGATTACAATATACAGCTATTGAAGATATTGATTACTTAAAAAACAAATTGTTTGCAGCTCTTAAAATTCCAAAAGCATATTTGGGATATGATGAGAATGTAAATGGTAAAGCAACACTTGCTGCAGAAGATGTAAGATTTGCAAGAACTATTGAGAGAATCCAAAGAACATTGGTATCGGAACTTACTAAATTGGCAATTGTACATTTAGCATCACAAGGTATCGAAAACGCTGATATGGTTGATTTTGAATTATCATTGGTAAATCCATCTACAATCTATGAGCAAGAGAAAGTAAATCTTTGGAGTGAGAAAGTAAGATTAGTTTCTGATATCCAAGCATTAAATATGATTTCTAAAGATTGGGCATACCAAAACATATTCAATATGAGTAAGGATGAAGTAGACCATCAGAAATCAGAAATGATTAATGACCTTAAAGATAGATTTAGATATAACGCTATTGAAAATGAAGGAAATGACCCGGCAATGCCACAACAACCAACTGATGTAGAAGAAAGTTTGGAAAAACTTAAAACTGAATTAAAAGATGAAGGTGGTAGACCAAGGGAAGGTAATACCTATGGTAAAGATAAACATCCTTATGGTAGAGACCCATTAGGAGCTAAAGAAAACCAAAAAGCTCTGAAAAGAGAAAGTTCAGCGGTTAGAGTTAATGCAAATATTGCAAAAGAATACATTAACGGAATATCATCAAAAAAACAAATTATAAAAGAAAAAGTTGACTTTTTAGATGATTCAAATTTGTTAGACGAGGAAAAAATTAGTAAATAAATTAAAACTTATATTTATACACAATGATTACATCGTTTATGAATATATTATTATAGGACAAAAATAAATGAAGAAGGTAAAACATTCGAAATTTAAGAACACAGGTATTCTATTTGAACTTCTTGTAAGGCAAATTACATTAGAAGTACTTAATGGAGATGCGACTGAGAAAGCAAAGCATATTGTTAGGGAATTCTTTTCACCAAAAACTGAATTGAATAAAGAACATAGACTATATGAACTCTTACTAAAGGAGAAATACAAGTCAGAATCTAGAGCTGAAAAGTTTATTGATACAATCAATGAAGCGCATACCCGTATCAATCAAAGTAAATTACAAAGAGAAAAATATAATCTTATTAAAAAGATTAATGAATCATTCGATATGGATGATTTCTTGTCATCTCCAATAACTAACTATAAAGTATTAGCATCAATATACAAAGTATTTGAAGCTAAGAATATGGTAGATTATGATGTTAAAGATATTTTTAATTCTAAAATTACTTTAATTGAAAACATAACATCAAATCAAACAGTAATTGTAGAAAAATCAGATGATGCTAAAAAATTAGTAGAATCTTATAAAAAGCAAGATAAGGATTTAAGATTACTTACCTACAAAATATTAGTAGAAACGTTTAATAAAAAATATTCTAATTTAGATGAAAGTCAAAAAGAATTATTAAAGCAGTTTATTAATAATATTACTAATACTACTAAATTTAAAGAATACGTTGAGAAGGAAATCCCATCAATAGTAAAAGAATTAAAAGTATTACATAAGTCTATCAATGACAAAGTTACTAAAATTAAATTAGCTGAGACTGTATCTGTTTTAAATAAAACTAAAATTGGTAAGACTGTTTCTGATAATCACGTATCATCATTAATGATATCATACGAATTAATTAAGGAACTAAAAGGTAAACTAAATGAAAAGTAAATTAAGAGAACTAATTGATGAACTTTTAGAAGAAATTCAGCAAGAAGAGTTAGAGTTGGGTGAAGCAACAACAACTGGCAATATAGCTGGTTACAATACTCCTAATGCTTTTAAAGCAACGGATGGTACTGATGAAGAAGCTGAGCCAGATGATGCACTTACAAAAAGAATAAATCAATCAACTGGATATAAAAAGGTTGATGAAAATCGTTGGCATGAATTAAGAAAAGATGAATCCTCTCCGAAAGCAAAAATTGGTAGAGGAATTTCTAATGTTAATAGACAACTTTCTGAAATTGAAACATTCCTTGGTTGGTATGGTAAATTGAAGATAGAGGGTGATTTAGATTCAACAGAACATTGGAAACGAACTAAAAAGAATCTATTCAAAATCAGAGAAAGATTAAATAATATTGCTACATCAATTAGCAAACTATAATAGGAAACCTATACTATGAATATTACTAGAGCAAAACTAAAAGAAACACTTCGTACCATTGTTAATGAGGAATCGGAGTATCAATCATTTTTTAAATCAGCATTAGAGAAAGCTGGAAAATCTATCCCATCTATGAGTGATGAGGAAAAGAAAGCATTTTTTGATAAAATTGATGCTGCTTGGAATGGCAGAGGAGAAAAAAATGAAGAATTAGTTGGTGGACAAAAAGAATTAGATGTTGATGGTGATGGTGATATTAGCAGTGATGATTTAGCAGATTTAAGAGCTGGTAAAAAAGTAGATGAAGCATCATATCCAACTGACTTAAAAGTTGGTTCGGTAATATTAGGACAAGGATTCACCCGATTAAAAGGAATAGATGGTGGAAAGTATTATAAAGTTGTAGATATGGATAGTATCTCAGCAACATTAGTTCCATCTGATAAAAATGGTAATATAAAGGGTTCAAAAAAAGTAAGACATCGTTTAGGTGATATTGATGGTGGTATTAAAACTGCTAAAAGGGGTGATGAAAACGGAATTGTTGTAATCAAAGAATCGGTAAATGAAGCAGTTAAAGATTGGAGTGTTATTTATAATGTATTTGTTAAATTTTTAAAAGCAAATACTAAAGAATTAGAAAAAAGAGTTATTGCTAAAGATGAAGATGCTACTAAAAAAGCTATCAAATCTATTATTAGTGGTTTAACTAATGCACAAAGAAGTTTGAAATTAGAATCAGTTAACGAAG